TTTTTTATCATTTCCATAGCTATTTAGAATATGTATTGGTGGACACACTGCGATATTGCATAATAGGGAACCGCTCTACCCCGATGCACAGCGTGTCAAACGCGTCGGAGCCGTCGGTACGGCTCTCCAGCTTGTCCTCCTCTGTCTCCGCGAGTTTCTCACCACTCTTATCTTTCTGGCCGTTCTTCACGCCTGCCGAGGTGATGGAGATGAGCAGGTCAGGATTATTATCCCGGTTGATGAGCACGACGTGACGGGCACGGCCGCGGAACATTCGGTTGATAAGGTCATTTTTCAGAATGTGGTTCATCGGCTTACCAATATACTTAGGTTTCACAGACCACCCTTTCTTCCTCAGGCCGGTGATGATCATTCGATAGAAAGCCTCGGAATGAGTGCCATAGCTGTTGCCCACGAAGGTAGCATCGTAGTAGAACACAACCTGATGGCGACGGTGATAGCGATAGTAGTCGTTGAAGTCATCGAGCAGCTCGGGAATCTTCCGCTCGTATTTTACGAAGAAGGACTTCAGCACTCTGAGCTTACCATCGCGCCCCACCTGGCCGACCACCATCCAGTTGATGTTCGCGTTGGCATCGAAGGCCACGACGAGCGGCAGCTGAGCATCGAGGTCGCTGTCCTGCCGACAGTCGTTTGCGATCGTACCATTATCCAGGTTCTCGAGGTTCAGCACATCCTCATTAGGCGCTGTGTAAAGGTTCACGTCCTCACGCATGCCACCATAGAAGCCGTCCGTACTTATCTCGATGCGCTTGCACATGATCGATGTGGCGAAGGTCAGCGGCGGAAGGTCGCGCTTGGCACGGCGGATGAACTCCTCGCCAAGCAGCGCGAGGTTCTGAATTGATGTGTATTCCTTATAGAGAAGGCACTTCGACCGCAGAAAGCTGAGCTTTGCGTCGATGCGGTCTATCTTACTCTGCAGCGCTTTTCGTTGGGAAGGCATCGCCTTCTGCTGTCGCTTGGCACGCCACTTGGCATAGACCAATCCCTCGATTGCTTCCACGAGTTCCTTGTCCATGTCATCCTTGTAGGAGAGGAACCAGGAGCCTTTCTTTGTCACCGGCATATCCGACGTGATGGTCATGCCGTGATGCAACGGGAAGTTACGGAAGTACTGCTCGTTGCCTCGGTTGGCCTGAAAGGTCTCATCCTTCAGTTGCTCAAAGTTGATGAACTTCGCCTCGTCGATGATGATGTAGTCGAGCGACATCGAGTTGCTGGTGCCGGCACGATCCTGGGAGATGATGTTACACACCGAGCCATTGTAGAATGAGATGGTATTCTCCCAGTTGGCTGGCGTGAAGATGGGCGATTTCCAGTGCAGGGCCTTCCATGGACGTTTGCCGACGACATAGTGAAGGTCGCGTTTGAATCCCCATCGTTCCAAATGGATGAGCATCGATGGAAGAATGTTGGTCAGGCACCTCTTGACCGACGGCGACACGAAACCGCCCATGGAACCAGGCATACCCTGAAAGCACGTCATCAGACGGCCCGCCTGTATAGCTCCCTTACCCATACCACGCCCTGCGACGATCACCTCGTCGCGTGTGTTCATGGCAAGGGAGTAGAGCTGCGGGTCGTTGAAATATTCCCTATGAATCTGTTCCGTTTCCATCGTGCTCTTCCTTTATCTCCTCGTAGTCAGCATCCTCAATCTTCGTGTCACCATATTTCTTCTCCAACTTCCGTATGCGGTCGCGCAGTCCGGGAACCTTCTGTATGCCGATGACCGTCGGGTCATCGGTCATCTCGAACTGCTGCGGCACAATCTTATCAAACTCCAGCTCCGGCTCATCGTCTTTATCGGTGCGGTTGTTCATGATACGGTTTTTCTCTATCGAGGCCGCGGCGCGCATGTCTCCGCGCTGTCTTGCCAGCCTGAGATCCTCTTCAAGGTCACGGTTTATCTTCCACCGCATGAATTCCTTGGATGCCTGCTGCAGGTTACCCATGAGTATCTGGGTGAGATGCAGGTCATCGTAGGCCTGAGCCCTGCCCACCTTGAACTTCTTCATGTCGTAATCTACAATTTCTTTGTCGAATTTCGACGGGAACTGAAGCCAGTAGGCGTAGATACCACGCAGCCGTTGCAGCCGTTCCCGGACGGAAACGGCCACATTCTGTTGCTGCAGCTCGTTGTCGTCGAGGACAACGAGCTTGGAATACTCATCTATATTTATTGGTAAGCTCATGTCTATATCATTGTCACGGAAGAGAGCTGCCGTTCCATCAGGCTCAGGCACTCGGAGACAGAGAATGGCGACCCTGCGCGTGCCGCATCCCTGATATCCTCACGTATCTCCCTGGCCGTGGTGGCCACGCCATGGAAGAAGGCGATACGAGCGGGATGCCCCATGGTATTGATGTCATCGATGAATTCCGACTCATCAATACCCAAAAGGGCGGAGATCTCCGAGGGGGTCATCAATCTCTTTGCCTCTTCCTCTATCCCTTGAAGCAACTCTTTCGAATAATCCATTGAGGTCTATTGATTTTTTAATGATCCTGTCGAGTCCTGTATAGAGATCCAGGAATGCCTGCTGTGATGTTGTTACCATGGTACACTCCGCACGGTCGCCATAAGTCTGGTTCTGTGAGGAGATGACAGATACCGTCCATCTGTCGTTTTGTACGAGAACAATTTTTGAATGGTTCTGCGCAAGATAGACGCTCTCAAAGCAGCTGCTCATCAGCTTGGCCAACTGTATGGTCTTCTTCGATGCCTTCAGGTCAGCCACGAGAGAAGCCTTCCCTACAAGACCTTTCTTCCTTAGATTGAGAAAACCAGAGCAGAAAGCGTCCGACGTTGAGAACGTGCTAACCCAAACGTCGGCTCTTCCTGTCTGCGAGAGAATCCATCCGAGCAGGCCGAGCGTGTGAAGTCCGTTACCGAGGAAGTACTGGTGCGACTGGCGCGTGAGCGGCTGCAATATGTCATCAATTCTCCTGCCCCTGCTCATTGTCTATATCCTTATCATCGGTGGAATCGGCATTTTCCGAAGGGTCAACCGTCTCAGACGGTTCGCCCTCCGGGAAAACAACACCGGCTTCGGCAAGCTTCGCTCGTAAATCATCGCCGATGACCTCACCCTTATCGAGCAGCAGCTGCACTCTGTCCTGCGTATTCTGCAAGCTGCTATGATAAGCATTGATAGCCTTTTCGTCTGCTCCATCTGCGAGAGATGCTTTCTTCATGTTGAGCAGCTTGTCATCCTTGACCATCTTGCTCAGGTAGCTGCGCGCATTGGTAACGGCCTTGGCCGATTCAGCCGGATCCTCTCCATTTTCTACGGTTTCATCGTTGTTTTCCAAGATGAAATCGTCATATCTGGCAAACTCAGACTTGTATTTATACCAGGTCTCTTTGAGCGTATTGAGAGACTCCGCAAGATCACACGGCTCAGTTATGCCGAGGCATGTATTATAGAGGCTCTTGATTTTCTTCCATCTCTCAGCGTTCTGCGGCCATATTGCCTTGATGTTGTCAGGCAGGCTGTCATGATCCGGGCGTTTCCCTCCGTGCATGGGGAGATCCTTTTCACTGTCGTCCTTGCTGTCATTTTCTGCCGGCTCTTCGTTTACGGCAGTCTTCAACTCGCCGAGCAGCTGCTTGGCATCGTTTTGCACATCCTCGAGCGTCTGGCCACGCTGACGGATAGGAACGAATTTCTTCAACTCATAGACGACCGTTGACTCAAAATGTTTTGGATTGGTCATTACCGTCTGAAACAGTTGTCTGTTACGGTTGAGTTGCAAGAGGAGCGTTGCGCCGCCTATGACATCCTCGGAAGTCCGGTCCGTCTTCGCCAAAAATTCATTCAGTCTCTTAGTGATGGTATTGTCTATTGGCATATTGTCATGTTTTTAATTTTATCGAAAAGGGGGCGGTCTCACGATCACACGTGAGGACCGCCCCGCACCTATATATTATATGAGAAGAAATGTTTTCTTGTTATCCTGATTCAATCTTCTCCTTAGCTGTTATGGGTTTGGCTTCTCTGCTGCAGCTGCTGAGAGCTTACATGTTGCGCCGTCGATGTCTCCATCAGCGGTGTGGATCTTACCCGTATAGAACGGAGCCGGATGGAAGTCGGTGGCCGATGCCTCTACTGTTGTCGTATTAGAGTCAGTTGCCGCAGCTCCCGTGTCCTGTTTCAGCGACAACTCAGGAGAGAAGTCCTCCGAACCGATGATGCGGCATTTACCGTTGCGCTGAGGAACGAGGATGATAAGCTCGTCGTTGTTTGCCTGATCGATGAAGCCGGATGCCTCTTCCTCTGTACCGGGAATGGCAAAGGTCGTCTTATTGAGGAACGTCTTACATCCGTCCGTACCCTGATTCTCCACTTCAATCTTGCCGTTATCCTTGACAATACCTATCTTATAGAAGTACTTGTCTGCAGCCAGCGTGAAGTCTCCCGTAGTCTGCACGGCCTCCTTAAGTGTCTTCGGACTGTCAGGAACCGAAGGATATGCAAGAATATCTCGCTTTGACGCGGCGTACACATAATCACGAATGCCAGGCAGCTTTTTCTGTCCCGGACATTTCTCCAAATCCTCATATATCGAGGCATTTTTCGTGCATTTAGACATATTGCAATCTTATTATATCATTAACTAATGAGATGACCGCCGCTCATGGGCGACAGTCATCATGAATATTTAGGCACCGGCCTTCTTCTCAGCCACTGCGAAGACCTCAGGTGACACACTCT